CAAATAAAAACTTAAATATATGTTTGAACAACACTTCAAAACAGAAATGAAGCGCCTAAAATTAAAGCGTTACGATGTTTGCAGCTTACTTAGTTGCACAATGCCAACACTAAAATCACGTTTAAAAAATCCGAAAACATTTACTATTGGCGAAGTTCTTTTGCTACAAGAAAACAAATTTATTTTGAAACAAATAACAGAAAACTTAAACATTTAAAAACAACTATATGAAAACAATTAACATTAAAGGAAAGGATTACATTACAGTTAATGAACGCCTAATTTATTTTAGAAGTCAACCAGAGTTTGAAGGTTGGCAAATTAGCGAAACAATAGTTTCAATCGACGACAAAGAAGGGATTTTTAAGGTAACAATATTAAATCACAAAGGATTTGAAATTGCATCATCGCACGCCCAAGAATACAGAGATTCAAGTTATATAAATAAAACATCATTTGTTGAAAACGGATTCACTTCAGCATTGGGCCGCGCCTTGGGATATTTAGGCATTGGAATCGATACATCAATTGCATCGGCTAATGAAGTACAAAACGCCGTTAAAAATCAATCAAGCGTTAAAGATGATAAAAAGTGGCTTACAGAGGCGCAATTGAACGCCACGTTAAAAGCTAGCAAAGACCAAGCGGAAAAGGTTTTAAACACCTTTAAAATGAAAAAAGAGTATAGAGAAAAAATAGTAAGTAAGTTTAATTTAAAATAAATAAAAGATGAGTACAAAGTATGAACACCAAAACGGAAACGGAAGTTTGTTTAAAAACACAAACAAAACTTCAGACAACCAACCTGAATATTCAGGAACGATTAAATTACAAGATGGAACGGAACAACAAATTGCGGCTTGGGTAAAAGATGGCGCAAAAGGAAAGTTCTTTTCATTAAAATTAAGTGATCCTTATGTTAAACAAGAAGCGGCCGCGGTTGCTGAAGGCGGTGACGATTTACCGTTTTAACTAATAAATGACATTCAAAACAAATGGCGGTTCCTTCGGGGATCGCTTTTTTTTTACACTATTTTGAAAATAAGTTGTTTATTATTTGTTAATAACTAAAATAAAATATATTTTTGGGTATAGCAATAAAGCAATAAACTATTAAATTTAAACACTATGAACATTGACACTATTAAATTTCTTCAATTTAGAGTTGAAGCACTAGAAAGAGAAAACAATAAATTAAAACATATTGTTGAAGAACAAAACGATTATATTATAAACGAGGCGTAATTATGAAAACACAATTTGACACAAATGAAGTTTATCATTCATCGCCCGGAATAAGCGCTTCGGGCCTTAAAACAATATACAAGAAATCAGTTTATCATTTCTTAAAACAAAAACCATTTGAATCATCTGCAATGGCATTAGGTTCTGCGGTTCATTGCGCTATGTTAGAACCCGAACTTTATTATAAGGATTACCACGTTATGCCAAAGATTGACCGCCGCACAAAGGCCGGAAAAGAAGCGTTTGAAATAGAATCTAAAAAAGCCGAAGGCAAATTGTTATTAGGTTTTGACGAACATAATAAAATCACTAAAATATTAGAAAATTTTAGAAATCACGATTTGGCTCAAAAATATTGTCAAGGCGAAATTGAATTATCGCATTATAAAAAGCACGATGATGTTGATGTTAGGATTCGCCCTGATGTTTTAAATCGCGTTGAAAACTTTATTTCAGATGTTAAAACGTGTCAAGATAATTCACCGGTTGCATTTCGTCGCGATGTTTACAAATATGGCTATCATTTACAATGCGCCTTTTATTCCGATATGTTAGACGTTCCGGCTGAAAACTTTCGCTTTATAGCCGTTGAAACTAATTGGCCGTTTTCTGTTGAGGTTTACGCGTTAAGCGATGAAATGATTCAACAAGGGCGCAAAGGTTGGCAACGTGCCTTTAATGATTGGAAAATATATGCTGAAACCGGAATCATATCTGGTTTTATTTGGAATGAATTTAATAATGATGGCTCTTTAATACTATAAAAAATGACTTTAGATAATTTAATAAAAAATGTAAATAATTATTACAACGTTGATATTCGTGAAAACTCGAGGCAAAGGGATATTGTAATGGCCCGCGCTGCATTTTATTGGCTAGCGCGTAACACAACACGGTTTTCAATGAAGTTAATTTCACAAGCCGTTGGCCGTGATCACGCTTCAGTAATTCATAGTTTAAAAAACATTGATGATTGGATTCGATTTGACAAAGTATTTAATCAAAGATTTGAAAATTTAAAAAAACTTGTTTTTAATCAAATAAATGATTATACTATCAGCGCCGAATCAATGGTTTATAAATATAATTCACTTTTAATTGAAAACGATATATTAAAAATCGAAAATAAAAAATTAAAAAATGCACTTAGAGATTAAAATAAAAAAAACAAAAAAAGATTATTATAAATTAACACTTATTTCTGAAAATAATAAATTTATTGGTGAATTTGAACGCTCTGAAATTAGAAATATTATAGGCGTTTTGGATAACGAAATTTAAAAATGGCAAAATCAAATCCATATCAAAAATATTTAAAGGGTGAAGATCAGCTTCAACGGGCCGTTATGAATTACATCGAAATGCAATATCCCGGAACGATTTACACCCATCCAATGAACGAAGGTAAAAGAACGCCATTTGAACAATATAAAATGAAATACCTTGGAGCAAAACCCGGAATTCCCGATTTATTAATTTTTACACCAAATGCAAATAGAGGCGGTTTAGCGATTGAATTAAAATACAAATATAACAAACCCACACCAAATCAAAAAAAGTGGCTTAAATGGCTTGAAAATTGCAATTGGGCGGTTAATTGGCATAATAACTTTGACGATTGTATTGACACTATAAACAAATATTTTAATAATGAAATTTAAAAATTAAAAAATGAAATATAAAGGAGTTTATTTTGACGATACAAATCAAAAAATTAGATGGACACAATCGGATTCAGATCAAATTGCAGTAACTTATCATTACGTTGGTAGTTCAACAAGGGTTGAATTTGATTTATTAATCGAATTACTATGGTTTAAATATGAAGATACAGAAATTGACATCGATGAACTAAAAAAAATATTTGATGATTTGCGTTCTTTTTGTGATAACGTAAAATATAATCATATTTTATAAAATATTGTTATACATTTGTAAAGTTGAGTTGCGGCAACACTAACTTTTTTCAATACCCTATTGATGATGCGCCCGCAACCGCTGATTTGATAGGGTTATTTTTTACACTATGGACATAAACAAAATATATAAACCAAAGAAATTTGCGAGGTTTACAATCGTGCCAAATACTATATTCAGGCACAAAGGAATTTCATCAAGCGCAACCGGATTATATTGTTGGCTTTTTTCTCACGAGGCAAAAACAGAAATGACAGTTCAATTTATCTGCGGGCATTTTAAAGACGGCAAAGATGCCATTAACACACGTTTAAAAGAACTAATAAATTTGGGGTTTTTAGTGCGTAAAGAGATAAGAAAAAACGGAAAATTTGCCGGTTATAATTATTATCTAAATGACAAACCTAAGAAGGTAAAGCCAACCGCAGCGGAAAAAACCGCAACGGTAAAAACCGCGACGGTAAAACCGGGCCCGGTAAATCCGCAACAAAGTAATACTAATACAAACTATATAACTAAAGAAATACTAAAAAAAGAAATACCCACAAAATCAAAAACGCCACAATACAATTCAACCGTTATAAAGGCGTTTCCGCATTTTGTAGAATTATTTCCAATTCAGTATAAACCTAAAACAGAAAATCAAAAAAACAGATGGTTGGATTGTTTAGATAAATTACAGCGAATTGATAAATATAATTTACGGGATGTTTACAATATCACAAAGTTTTTGCGGGCCGATGATTTTTGGCAAACTAATTTTTTAAGTATTTTAAAATTTAGAAATACAGATAAAAATGGAATTAAATATATAGATCGTTTTATGTTGCAACATAAGGCAAAAACAAAACCAATAGGATTCCAAAAAGTAAAGGGATTGAATGAATTTTATATTTATACAAGCGCGGCGGATGGAAAACAAGAATTAGGCGCCAAAACAAAAGGCGGTGAACTATTTGAATTTCATTTAAAACAATTAATGCAAACCAATGAATTTAATGAACTAAAAACATATATAATAAATAATAAATAATATGCTACAAATAAATGAAATATACACGTTAGACATTCACGAACAAAAGATTGTTAAATTAGTGGCCGAAATGCGCCAATCTAACAAAGAAAAAACTGGTTGGGATGGTGCGGGCCGTGTTGCTGAATTTGGTGGCGTTGACTTGAATGTTTTTGGTTTTGGCGCTGAATACATATTTTGTCGCGAAAAAAACACGTTTCCAGATTTTGAAATTAAAAATACTTCAAAACGTCAAAAAACAGATGATTACGATTGCAATTGGCTTTCAATGTCCGTTGATGTCAAGACATCACAAAAACAATTTCCGCTTATGGTTCCAAAATATAATAAATGTGATGTTGATTTGTTTGCTTTTTTTGTTTGTGAAAAATATCCAAACTATCAATTTAAAGGATATGCAACAAACGAAATGTTATTTCAGGAATCTAATTTAAGACAGACCAGAGTAATGGCGTATTGTTTAGATCAAAACAAATTAGTTAATGAAGATGAACTTTTATTTTTAAATAATTTATGAAAATTTAAAAAATATTTTTACTTTAGCCAAAACAAAACAAAAACATAATGAAAACATTTAACGATTTTAATATTGATGTCGGCAATAAATCAACCGGCAAAATGAAAACACAATGCCCGGAATGCAGCGCAACACGAAAAAACAAACGCGATAAATGTTTATCAGTTGACATTGACCAAGGTTTATTTAATTGTCACAACTGCGGATTTAGCGGCACAACAAAATTCCAGAAAAAACCCGAATACAT